ACAGAAACGAAAGGCCGGGGTTATAGCAGAAGCTAATCCTGAGTAAAACGGTGGATCAATATTGGGCCGTTGGTGGATATATAAGTGGATCACTTTTCATCCGTCGTTGACAGTTGCTGGTACTTGCCGTTATCCTCTGCCCACTTAGCCATGCGTTGCTGGTAGATTTCTTCATCGAACCCGATGTCCTCATCATCCAGTTTTGGCATTCGCGGTGGTTGAGTGATTACCGGCTGCTGCTCGACGGGTTTCTGAGACTGACGCATCAGCTCTTTCAGCTCGCGGTCTTTCTCTTTAATCGTCTTACGCAGGTGTTTTACCAGTCCATGCTCAGCACCATCTTCGCTGGTTGGCGAATCCAGCTTTTCGTCACCAAAGTAGAATTCCTGTTCTGATTCGTCGTCATCAGTTTCAGTAGCTTCCTCTGCATCATTGCCGGAGGACTCACTGCCATCTTCTGTTTCGACTTCTTCAGCCAGTTCGACATCATCATGAATCTGCTCTGACGCGTCGGTTTCGATTTCAACTTCTGGTGTGTTTTCTGCCATCTGGTCCATTTGTTACCCCTGTTTACTCGATGTTCAGCCCATCGGAAGGCAATAGGGTGCAAGGCCTCATAAAGACAGCCATTGCACGTTATGGGTTAATTACTGCTGTGGTTGTTGCTGAGTTGATTTTTGCAGGATGCTGCTGATGTCCATGCGCTGCGCATGGCCCTGTGCCTGACTTTTCAGGACAAGCTCTGCATCAGCACGGGCATTATCTCCTTGCTGTTGCTGGAACTGTCCGAGCAGTTTCAGAGCCTCGCGGATATCAGATTTCTGCTGACTATCGGCAGATGCGAGGATTTTCACAACATTTGCCGCTGCAACCTGAGCATCAGTCTGTGCCTGGAATGCTTTAACCTGAATGGCTGCCTGTTCGTTCTGCGCTTTCTGCAATTCAGCCTGACCAGCAAGAAGCTGACCTTGCGCTGCAACCATAGCCGGATCTGGCTGACTGGCCTGTTGTTGTTTCGCCTGTTCAACCATCTGCTGTTCTTCAGGCGTTCTCGGCTTGATAACGCCAGACAGAAGCAACTGATTGCGGTTGTATTCTTTAAGGTCGTCCATCCCTTCGCCGTCCATATTGTCGAGAATCATCGACGATACAAGGTCGTGCTTCGGCGTCCCTGGCGGGATAAGTGCCAGCATGGAAAGTAACGACTTAACCGTTGCATCACGGCGAGTAGCGAACGACTGACCGACATCGACAGTCACTTCATAGTTACCCTGCGAAAGGTCGTTAAGCGCGATAACCTGCCCTGTCTGACGGTCAACCACTTCACCAGTCATTAGCGCCACGTCATCGCTGCCGTCCTCATTAACGATGCGCATTGGCGTATCGCTGCCATAGACTTCACGAGCCATAGAAAGCCACACGACGCCAGCGCGGCGCATGGATTTAGCCATGTTGTCCATGTAGATATAGGACTGCGTATCCATCCGGTTAAAGATACTATCAACGGTATCGGTAGCGACGTTGCTCGGCATGTTCTCAAGCTGCGACGCACCTGTAATTTGCTGAATAGCCGTTCCGGTGTACTGCAATAGCCCGGCAAGAGCAGGAGGCATTTGTGTCGGAGGTGTCCAGCCAGCAACCTGAGCTTCTGAAATGACTGTTCCGTTTTTGTCCTTCTTGCTGGTCATAGGAAGAACTGCAGGTCTTTTCTTATTCCTCTCTGCCCAGTGATTCATTAATGGACCGGGAATAAAATCAACATCCACGATAGGAATACCATCACCGCCAGCCTGAGTGGCGTTATCTGCAATCATGGAAACCATCAGGTTCTCAAGACGCTGTGCATCCATCGCTTTTGCTGCGTGGCCTTCGATTCGCTCCTGATTATCAACAAATGAGCGACGCCCATATACCGGGATGAGTGGAATATGTTCGCCCGGAATACGCTTCGGTTCTTCCAGCCATTCAGCGCCAGACAGAAGGCCGCAATAAACGCGGCGTTTCTTCACCGTTCGCTCACCAATCAGTTCGAATGCGCCATCGGTCAGCTCGTCGACAATATCTTTGATTTGCTCTTCATCATAGATTGCCGTTTCTCCGCTAACAGGGTTGCGCCACGCCGTGAGCTTCACCTTCTCTATGCGAACTTCGTAGTAGCGCCCAACATAGATGGCATCAGGCGTTGACCAGTCATATTGAGTGCCAGTGTCATCACGAGAAAGACTTGCCGCGATGGAATCAGGGTATTCAGCCTCGAACGCTTTAGGCGTCATGGAGAACATTTCCATAGCCCACATAGCATCAGAGCGGTCATATTGCTTGCTGTCCTGATCGAAGAAGACGCATGTCGCTGGGTCGTAAACAGGAAGAAGGCTGATGCGTCGCTGCTCGTTACTCGGATCCATTTCATCTTCGTAATCAGCACACATGCGGAAACAACCGAATCCGCCCGTTACAGCATCATCAAATGCGTTATCACACGCTTCGCCACCGGATGTTTCCTGATAATCAGCGCGGAATTTGCCGTTCATCTTTTCGGCTAACGCTTCCGATGCCTTGTCATCCTTCGGCCTGAATTTAACGCTGATGCGATTCTGCCGATACTCGCCAATGATGCGATCACATTCACGAGCAATCTTATTCAGTTCAAAACGCGGATAATGCTCAAACCTGCCTTCATCAAATGAGTAACCAGCGTTTGTGCTGCCTTCCCACTGTGCGCCGGACACCCGTACGAAACGTTGAGCCTCAATAATCTGCTCACGCATATCCTGCGTTGCTGACCAGGCATTATCAAAGTTGCACAGCACCTTGCGATGCCAGTCAGTCATCTTTTTTTCTGCCATATCAACCTACACCACAAGGAATTGAGTAACTAGAATAGTCGGGTTGCGCAGCCGACTCCGGAAAATGCATACACATCATCAACGCATCAGCCAGGTTAGGAGATGGGATCCCGAGCTTCTGCTTCATTTCGACCTTAGTCATAAGCTCCAGCTTCCCGTTGTTATTGAATTTGCGCTGAATCTGCGTCAGTTCTGCAAACAGCTTCTCCAGCATCTTCTCGCCTATCGCTTCTTTATCGAAGCTCAGCATGTCGTCGGGGTCTGCATACTCACCGTGGACAACCGCCCGATATGTCAGATACAGCCTGTCAGCCAGTGCGTAATAGAATTGCGCTCGCTTATTGCGGAATACATCACCAATAGTGCGAACGTTGTCACCCTGTACGACTTCATCAGCCCATGCTCCGGCCTGATACGGTGCATCTTCATCGAATGGCGATTCGCTGCCCTTGAACATCGTGGCGGTGATTTTCTTACCGGAGAACGCTTCCGTTGTCTGTCTGCGTAGCCCGGCACCAACACCATCACCATCCCACAGGTAATGGTCAGCGCCGTCTTCAATCGCCAGCGAAGTAGCCCAGTCAGCACCCTCGTTGATGTCCATCAGCAGACCTTCGGCAATGCGCTTAACAACCGAACCGTGACGCGATACATAACCTTTAGCATCTGACCCTGTATCTGATGGGTCATGTGCAGAGACAACCGCACCTTTCGCTTTCCATCCGAGTTTCTTGTGCGCATCGGTTGCAGCTTCAAGCCATTCACGTTTGATGATTGCCATATCACTTGCGCTTACTGGCTCACCAAGCCAGATGTGACGATACAGTGTCGGATTTCTGCGTTTGCACTCTTCCATCTCCAGACGGAGAACTTCAGGAAAATGCGGGTTGTCGGTGTAGTTCACCGTCAGTAGGCAAATATCATCGGGAGGATTTACGACGAACCGCTGATAGGTATCGTCGAGTATGTTTTTCGGGTTGAAACTCACCCATATTTCAGAGAACGGCTTACGGATGGTTGGAATCAGGATATCCCACGATTCCTTCGTTACCGCTTCCGCTTCTTCCACCCAGCAGATATCAATGCCTTCGAGCGATTTAATCTTCGTAGGGTTGTTTTTTATGCCGTAGAACATGAATTCAGCATTCGTTCCGAGATGACGAATCATTGAACGCTGAATTTCAAACTCAGCCGAATACCCTTCCCGCTCTATGGTGTCTTCAAGCAGTCGGATTACCGAATCGCTGATACTGTTTTGCAGTTCACGAGCGCAAAGAATACGCACAGGCTGCCGACGCGCCGCTTCAACAAGCAGTCTCGCAATTGCCCATGACTTACCGCTACCTCGACCGCCTTTGGCAACTTTGTAGCGATGCGCCTCAATGAACGGTTCAAAGATAGGATTAATCGAGTTCATTTTTCGAATAGAGTGCTCATCGGTGATGTTTCAATCTGAATTGCGCCGCCGTCTTTGCCTGTTAGCTCGTGCGAAGATTGTTCTTTAAACGCCTGAACGGAAACATGCTTACCAAGAAGTTCGAGGTTTTTAACCTTATCAGGCCATTTGATTTTCTTCAGAAGTGCGGCACTATCTGCGGATACCATCTCCACGACATCCATTCCTGATAGCGTTGTACGCCATACCTTAGGCCAGTCTTTAATGGGCTTTAACTCACCGTTTTGCAGGAGAATGTCGAGCACATCCATCTGGTCGATTTCAAGAAGGCGATTAAGTACATATTCTGCATTAATACCAACAAGATCATTGCGTTGCGCTTTCAGTTCGGCGATTCTTAACTTGATGTCAGGTTTTGACAGGTTTTCGGATGCGGTACGGTTAGCTGTCTTTGCGCTGTACCCCGCCCGAATAGCCGCTTGCGTGGCGTTTAAATCGATGAGGTACTCGCGACAGAACATTTCTTGCTTGTCAGTAAGTGCCATGTTTTATCTCTGGAGATTTTCGTGAGAAAATTAATCGTATTTGTATCTTTTTGTTCGGCTTTAGGCTTTGGCTATCAAGCCATAACCAGTCAAACATTATCCACAGCGCTAGCAGCATTAGCGAGTTTGGTCGTTTTTCTAACAGCCTTAGCAAATCTAAAAAGCAACAAAGCTAAAGAGCAAGGTGTTAGCCAAACAATCGGCGATAACTCTAGCGGTATACAAATTGGTGGCAACATAACTATTAATGAAAGGGACAAAGAATGAGCTTATTCGAGAAATCCGGTCAAAGTGTGGGTGATAACTCCTCAGCTATACAAGTTACAGGTGATGCCTACTTTGGCAACACCACTACTGAGGTCATGGCTATTTGCCAGTTAATGGTCAAAAGTGAAATGGCTTCGCTTCGTGAAGATGCATTCGCTTTAGTCGACTCACGGGCTCAAGAATTTGGTCACCAAATTGCAGAAAAACTATCTAAAGATGTTGATGAAAAACTAAGAGCAAAACTCGCTGATCCCGATATTCAGTACACCCTCAATCAAGCAGTCGTTCAGGTCGCAAGAAAGGGGTTTGATGCAAAATCAGAACTTCTTAAGGAGTTAATAGTTACTAAAATTGAAAACGATCAAGAAGACCAAAGCATTTTGATCGATCAAGCGTTAGATACAACATCCAGACTGACCACTAATGATATTAAGTTTTTGGCATTTGTATATTTTTTACGTTCAATCAATAAGATGGTAGGAAGTATAAATATCACAGAACTTGCAGAGAAAAAAAGTACTCATTTTTCACTACCTAACATTTCCTTGGAAGAAAATTACATGATCCATAGGTCAATGTATGCTGTTTATGAAACAGATTATATAAAATTTCTTGGAGAACATTTCACCCTCAAACGCCTAAATCAGCAGCTATTAGAAATTAAAGGCGTATTTTTCTCAGATAAAATATATAATATCAATTACTTAGAGTTATTATCAAAAAGAACGGGTTATGACACTCTTACATCTGATGCATCATTTTATGAAGCATTCCCAGCTACAAAATTAGTTCTCGACTCTTTTGGTATTTCAACCCTTACAGAACTTGACTCACTAGTCATCAATCCAGTAGGTATGATTATTGCGGAAAATTATCTCAAAGCTCATGGATATATCAGTTAATACTCAGCATATGTAAAAAGGCTCATGGATGCCAGTTGCCAGAGTCGGGAAAGATAATTGGCGGACATTACCTAGGCTCTCCATCGTTAGCCATAGGTTACTCCGTCGTTTGCTCTGTCTGTCCTGCCGCTACTGGCGTGAACTGCACGCGCTTCGCATCACCAGGAGCAAAGTACAGCTACTCGCCTGTCTCGGTCGCCAGCGGCACAAAGCCATTAACCAGCTCATGCTGACGTCGTGACATCTTGCCAGTGAAGGTTTCGCCTGTTTGGGTGGTTAGCGTGATTTGGTAGATGTCGGACATAGTGTTATACCTTCAAAGGCGGTTAAAATTACCAATGACATATAGGAGGAAGAATGTCTTCGTTCAACCAAACAAGCCTACGATCATCCAACAGCCCGCTTCGCATAGAAACAACTGATAAAGAACATGCCATTGCCCATGAGGCAATTTTGGTTGCCTTATTGACTAACGTTGCAAGGTCTGCGCACAGCAATCAGGCGCTGATTGAATTAGAAGAAACAGTTAAAGGTTTGATTAGCAATTCCAACCCTAATAGCTTTCGGATCGCTTCAGATCTCATTAATGAAGCAAAAGAGAATTTCAACAGGGGTTGAGTTTTAGGCGCATCGTTAGGTGCGCCATTGTCCAAGCACCTCAGTGAAGAGTTTCTGTAATGTCAATCAGCCAATCAGCAATTCTGGCTGCGTCACCTGCATGATGTGCTCATGCTCGAGCTCAAGAACGCGCTTCTCTTTCTTCCGCTCATTCATCAACCGGCTACCGATCGTTCCCTTCAACTTTGAGCGCGTTTCTTTGATGGCGTAGCGGTGCTGCATTTCTTCACCCATGGCCAGGCGACGGCTAAGTTGCTCAGACATCCAGTTGAACGCTGAAATGTAGCTTTCTTTGATAGCCGCAGCAGCTTTCCCGGTGAATCCCATAACAACCATGATCCAGCCATCTTTCGTCAGGCTATACATCGGGCGAACCTTACCCTGCTCATCGATATAATCAGCCGACGCAAAATTGCGTTGGCTAAACTCTCTTGAGCAATCGGCCTTAACCTGCTCGATTTTCCTGAGCACATCACCGTGTCGCTTTCCGAAGTACGTAGCAACTTTTCTGGATGTGGTAACGACCTCTCCGTTTTTAGCTTGCACCATTTCTCGGAAGTCAAAGGCCGGAATAACTGACGGATTATTCATAGCGTCTTTACCTTTTAGAAAGTGAGCCTGTCTCACAGAAAAGCCGCCCGAGAGAGGTCGCCACCTATAACGGCATTTCTCAGGCTCGCTTACTGAAAGGCTCTCGTTAATATGCGCGTGAGATGCGCGGTGAAATTCAGATGTAAAAAAGCCCCGCGAATGCGAGGCAAAATCCTGGTATTTGTAATGAACTGGCTCTTGTCTCAACGCAGCCCCTTACCGCGCGCCATATGCTTAAATTCAAGCATCAGCAATGAGATGTTTAATCTGGATTCGCTCCAGAAGTAAGCACCACCCTGTCTACAGAGCCAGATGTGAAGGATGATGAGTAAAATTATCGCTATCATCGAAGGCATTGCGTCCTGATGTATTCCTGAAGCGTTCTCAGTGCTGTTTGGTCGCGGATAATTCCGTCCCGGATACCGAGAACGTTTCGTCCAGCAACTGGAGAGAGTTCGACGGTGGCATCATTGCCCATGCCGGAGGCGCTGGAGGTTTCGGCTGAGGATGGCACAGGGCATTTTCCTTTGACGAGCACCCTGCCACCATTATCAAGCTTGCGCCGAAGAGCATCATTTTCAGCTTTCGCATCAGCTAACTCCTTCGTGTATTTAGCATCGAGTGCATCAGCAGCACGCTGGCGCTGCTGCATGTCAGTAATGGTGGCGGTCGCCTGCTTCAGCTCACTGACTTTTTTATCACGCTGTTCTTTATAGGCGATGGCGTTATCACGGTAATGATTAACAGCCCATGACAGGCAGACGATGATGCAGATAACCAGAGCGGAGATAATCGCGGTGACTCTGCTCATACCTCAATCTCTCTGACCGTTCCGCCCGCTTCTTTGAATTTTGCAATCAGGCTGTCAGCCTTATGCTCGAACTGACCATAACCAGCGCCCGGCAGTGAAGCCCAGATATTGCTGCAACGGTCGATTGCCTGACGGATATCACCGCGATCAATCATCGGTAAAGCGCCACGCTCCTTAATCTGCTGCAATGCCACAGCGTCCTGGCTTTTCGGAGAGAAATCTTTCAGGCCAAGCTGCTTACGGTAGGCATCCCACCAACGGGAAAGAAGCTGGTAACGTCCGGCGGCTGTTGATTTGAGTTTGGGGTTTAGCGTGACAAGTTTGCGAGGGTGATCGGAGTAATCAGTGAATAGCTCTCCGCCAACAATGACGTCATAACCATGATTTCTGGTTTTCTGTCGTCCGTTATCAGTTCCCTCTGACCACGCCAGCATATCGAGGAACGCCTTACGTTGATTATTGATTTCCACCATCTT